CAACTTACGAACAAGGTTCATATATAGAATCTCTATTACTTACTTCTTCAGTAGATGAAAAGACACAAAATGGCATTTACCAACAACTTTCAAATGGTTCATTTACTCAAAAAAGGGCTGCGGAATGTATAGAGTATTTAAAGCAAAATCAACTAGATCAAATAGAAAGCGGAAACGGAAACTATACGCAGGGTGATATTCAGAAAAAGCTAACTGAAATAAATGCAGACCCTAAAAAATGATTTACGCAAAAGAACATAGATAAATTTATTGATAAGCATAGAGCATGAAACCACAAAAACCACTAGAAAAAGTATTAAAAAAGATATCTGATTTAATAGATACTTACGAAAGCGGTACATGGCAATCAGTAGATACTCTTAGAGTAATGCAAAGAGAGTTAAGTGCTTACAATTACTTTTTAACTAAACACAATATAGAAGCGCATCAAGATCATAACGCTGTTCAATACAAACATAAAGGTAGTGTTGCCGCAGGAAAGATTTTAGCAGATGAGCAAGTGCCAGAGTTAAGAATGACCCGTAAAATCATGGAAGCAGTAGAAAATGTTATTTGGTCAATGAGAAGCGAGATAAGCATTATTAAAACAGAATCTTAATAAAGTATAATAATTATAGAAACTCTAAAAAAGTAAACCTAAGATTTTAATGAATAAACCCACTTACAAAGATAGTAACGGCAATCGTTACACAACGGAGCAAATAAATAGAAAGAGTGACAATGCAGCAAAGGAATTACTCCAGGAGCAGTTTGAAGAATTCAGATACAACTTCTGTACTAAGTGCAAACGTAATGATTGCCAACCTATCGACGTAAGCCATAATATCAGCAGAAAGAAAGCTAAGGAACTCGGAAAAGTGGAATTAATTTGGGATAAAAACAACATGGAGATTTTAGGGCGTAAGTGCCATAAAAAAAAGGATAAACTATGTTAATACAACAGAAAGGACGTAAAACGATTATAACAATCGAAGATAAAACAAAAGAATTTAAAACAGCATTTCTAAACAAATTAAGCTTTAAAGATGCTATAAACTATATAAATGACAGATTATCTAACAAATAAAAACAATGAGCGGAACATTAAATAAAGTACAACTTATAGGACACTTAGGCGACGACATTAAAATGCATTATTTCGAAGGCGGAGGATGTATAGGAAGAGTATCTATAGCAACAACTAATTCCTATACAAACAAGCAAACAAACGAACGTGTTGTTGAAGCAGAGTGGCACAATATTGTTGTACGCAATAAAGTAGCAGAAATATGTGAAAAGTATTTAAGTAAAGGAGATAAAATTTACTTAGAAGGACGATTAAAGTACAGACAATACGAAAAAGATGGTCAAACACGATACACAACAGAAATAGATGCTTCTACAGTTACATTTTTAAGCACTAAAAAACTAAGTAATACAGAGGTTAATGATCCTCAGACAGTACCAAGTCAACAGGAAGAGGGCGACAACCTTCCGTTTTAACCAAAAAAATATTAGAATGAAAATCTGTTTTAAATGTAAAGAAGAAAAAGAAGTAAATGACTTTTACAAACATAAAGGAATGAAAGACGGGCTTCTTAACAAATGTAAATTATGCACAAAACAAGATTCTATAAACAATTACAATGAAAAAACTAAAAATGAAGAATTTGTATTAAAAGAAAGAAAGAGAAGTAGAGAGAAATACCATAGACTAAACTACAAAGAAAAGATGAAAAAGCACGATCAAAAAAGACCTTGGGTTTTGACATCTACTTATAAAAATTTATCAAGAAAATACAAAGCTCCTAAAGGAGTTGAAAGACATCATTGGAATTACAATAAATCATTCTTAGAAGACTTCTTTTTTCTAAATAGAAAAGATCACAAATCAGTACATAGATTTATAAAACTTTGTCACATTAAGAGGGTTTACATTGTAAAGAAAACAAATGAAATATTAGACACAAGATTAAAGCATTTGAAATTTATGTTTTCAATAGGAGTAAGACCAGTAAAGATTTAATATTTGAGTTATGAATATAGTATCAAGTTTAAATTTTCCGAACACTTACTACATTTTTAGAGAAAACAATGTAGAAGTAAGAGTATTTGTAAATGGTAGTAAAATATTCAGTAACAAAACTCTTAGAAAGCATGAGCGTGAGTATATAAATAACAATTATATAAAAGGAAGAAAAACACCTTATGCTATAAGAAAGATCAACACTTTAAATGAAGATCAATTAAAAATAGTTGAGCAACAAATAAGAAAAATAATAAAAGAAAACTAATGGCTAGACCAATAAAAGATGGATTAAACTACTTTCCTTTAGATGTTGATATTTTCGACGATCCTAAGTTATTATTTATACAGGAGCGTTTCGGTGTCAAAGGCGAGATAGTAACAATCAAATTACTTTGTTGGATATATAGAAGCGGCTACAAATGTGAATGGAACGATGAACACGCCTTGATATTTGCGAAGAAAAACTTTTCATCTATTAAGTCAACACTATGCATCGAGATTGTCAATGAATTGCTTAAACGCGGATTTCTTAACGAGTCCCTTTTTAAGTCGTTCGGAATATTGACAAGTAGGGCTATTCAACAAAGATGGCTAAACGCTATAACAAAAGCGAAGCGGAAAAGCCAAATAATTCCCGAATTGAATCTATTACTTACGGAAGAAACTACACTAAAACAGGAATTAACTATTCCAAAACAGGAAGAAAGTACACGAAGTAAAGAGAAGAGAATAGAAATAAACAACATCAAAGATGTTTATGATGGTTTTGTTAAACAACTTTCAGGTTTAGAGTTCGCTTTGTTCAGAGATACTTTTTACTTAAAACACAAACTTAAAGAAGGGGCTTTGTCTAAAATGCTTCATGAGTTTAATAATCACTTAATCCTAATTGAAAAAGAGTATGACGACCTAAAAGACTATAAAAAACATTTTCTGAATTGGGTTAATAGACTAGAATCATTAGGAAATCTAAAAAAATATAAAAAGAAATCAAAAGGCGCATTATGAAAGTAGACGAAGCAATTCAGCGCATAATATGGCGCACAGACAAAGGAGGGTGGAAGGCTAACGAGAACGACGAGGAAGCTATTAATTCAATAATTGATTTTGTAAATGAATCTAGGAAATCTTTAGTAATACAGAATGATTGTTTTGCTAGATTATTTGTAGAAGTAATGCGAAGAACTGTAAAGGTTCAAGGCGTAAAAGTTACTGATAAAAACGCTACAAGATGGATAGCTGAAGCAATGGAGATTCCATTTAATCAGCATGTTGAGCTATTCACTAAAGAGCTTAATGAACAATCTTTATTTGAAAAATTAGAAAAGAAAGGTGTAGAGTTTAAGCACCCGATATTTAAAACAGATGTTCAAAAAAGAACTGAGGTTGAAAGTGTTTATGAAAACTATGTAGAAGTTTTAAAAGATGAATGGGATTTTAAAACAGTAGAGTATTTCTTAACTAGTGCTATAACCCACATACTAACAAAATTCAATGATTAATAACGTAAAAATAAAAAAGAAGACTGATAAAGATTTTGAAGTAGATTTTCAAAAAATCCATGACAAGAGATTAGTTAGTCTTGAAGAAGTCATAGAACGTGAGCCTGTAGCGCTAAGTATTGGAACTTATCAATACAAAGGTAAAACATATCCTATACCTTTCGGCACTTATGGAAATTTTAGTTGTCTTGTTGGTGCTTCAAAATCTATGAAAACTTTTTTAAAATCCGCATTAGTTGCTGGATACATTGGAGGTCAAGCGCAACAATATTTTCCAAACATGAGAGGACACGACATAAAAGATAAATATATACTAGATATTGATACAGAGCAAAGTCTTTTCCATACACAAAAAGTAGCTAGAAGATCATGTGAAATGGTAGGTGCGAACTATGATTTATACAAACCTTTTTCATTAAGAGAAGAAGACCCAATAATACGATTTCAATTTATAGAATGGCTATTTATGGAAAGTGAATACAGGAATAATATCGGGTTAGCGGCAGTAGATGGAGCAGCGGATATTTTGAGTAGTGTAAACGATTTGGATTTATCTAATAAAATAGTACAAGGCATGATGAAGTGGACTTCAAAATCAGGAGGGCATTTATGTACAGTATTGCATAGGAATCATGGAAGTGACAAGCCTACAGGACACTTAGGAAGTGCAATTTTAAAGAAGGCTGAAACAGTAGCGTTTGTAACTAAAGAAGATGAAAACGTAGTTGTAACACCTGAATACACAAGAGGTTATCCTTTTCAGGAATTTAAATTTACACTAGATGAAAACTTTTTACCAAAAGAAGTTAATGAATACAGTTTCTAACAAACAACATCAAAAAACAAATAACTAAAACATACTAATTATGATACTAAAAATAAGAAGTAAAGTAGAACCAACAATAAGAAGAACAGATGTACACAATCATCAAGAGTTCATAAAAGCTAAGCTAAAAGAAATGCGCTTAGGGATAACCAATAAGAATATAACAACTAATTAAACAGTAGAATCAATGATACGAATTGAAATTATATCGAACGGCTTACTTGTAAATTTTCCCGAAGGAAAACCAACTTATTATAAGACTATGAAGGATTTGATTGATTGTGTCACAGAAGAAGCAATCGGGAAAATTCATGAAATAACAACACATCATGATTCGGTTGGAGAAGTCTACAATATGCAATTTGAATTAAAGAAACATAACTCATTAAAATAGTAATTATGAAGATACTAATAGGTTGCGCAGGATTAGGCGGTGAGTCTGAAAAATGGAACGACATAGAGAATGAAATTACTCATGTTGAGATTGATCCTAAAATAGCTGCTGTTTTACAAAAACGAAAACCGAATCGAAAAGTAGTTGTTGGTGATGCTTATAATTTCCTGTTAGAAAATTTTCAAGATTATGATTTTATTTGGTTTTCTCCAATATGCCAACCAAATAGTAAAATGATCCGAGGAGGAAGAAACAGAAAGCCAAGGTTTCCAGACTTAACGCTTTATGAAGTTAAAATATTCCTTGATTTCAATTATAACGGTAAGTATTGTATTGAAAATGTAGTGCCGTATTATGAAACGCCTATACCTCCAACTGCTAAAATAGGGAGGCATCTATTTTGGGCAAACTTTAAAATTGAAGATTTTCATATTGAGCAGCCTAAAAACTTTATAAAAACAGGGACTGTATCAGGTTCTGAAGAATTGAAAAAATGGCTTGGAATATACTATCCTGGTAATCTGTATTACAACGGAAATCATGATCCATGTCAAGTACTTAGAAATTGTGTTCATCCTGATTTGGGATTACACATATTTAACAACTTAATAAAATCAATTAAACAGTAATTAAAACAACAACAATATGCCAACAATTAGAATACGCGCAAAAGAATATGTCATTTACGATCAAGAAGTAGAAGTGACAGCCGAGGAACTAAAAATATTGAATAATCGTCCTTTCAATGATGTCAATGAGTTACAGCATCAAGAAGAATATTTCTTATTAGAAAAACTAATAAATAGAACTGAGATTCTTGATACTGGTGATGAATTTGAGATAACAGAAATAGAAGAAATAACAAAATAATTGTAGTTAAATAAACGCTAAAAACACTATAGATATTTGGATAATATTTTGTATATTTATAGTGTCTTTTTCTGTTATGATTACGAAAGGTAATTATTAACATAAGAAGACTTTTGTTTTTTCTGAACGTATCACATCTACGATGCAAAAGTAAAACAGAATCTTCTCGAAATTTAAAACATAATGATAAAAGATCGGTATTATCAGATTTAAACACTCAACACATAGAGAGTATAACACAACGTAGTTAGATTATTGAAGGGAAAAGGTTGTATTCTCTTTTGTGTTGTTTTAAAATATAGATTATTAATGAAATTAAAATATTAATAATAACGGCTAAATGTAAAAAGCGTTTTATTAACGTGTAGAGATATGAATAGTAAAAATTACGACCTATGAAACCATTAAAAGTATTAACAGAAGGCGAAATGATAGATTACCAAACTGTTATAGAAGAAACTATAGGAGATTGGATAAGCGGCTTAAAATGCTATGATGCTAATTTTGAAAGAAAAAGCCAAATAAATGGTGAAGATATTGAAAGGGATAGAGCATACTTTGTGCCTGATGCAGATTATGAACTTATCATTAGAAAAAAGCGAAAACGTAAGTAATTTTTATTATTTATATTTCACGTTGTGCGCTTTTAAAATTACGATTATGAAAGTACAAGCAGAAGACGAAAAGAAAGCAATTAAAGCAGCAGAAAGCTTCTTATATAAAGTAGTACAAGGATTAATGATAGTAGTAGCTAATTTACAGATTTACAGAGAATGAAAACAAGTATCATAAATGAAGCAGTATTTTAAACATATATTAAGCCTTATAACATCACCTAAGATAAAATCATATAGACAATACCTATATGAAAACGGTGACTATATACAAATGCTGTATTTTTATCATACAGCATCAGTACATACTTTAGAATTTATATCATTAAGAAGATATATAATATATTTAAAACTTATTAACTACACATATGGGGAAAAACAAATACATAGAAACACCTGAAAAAATGTGGGAGCTATTCTGTAACTACAGAAAGGAGACAAAAGAAAATCCCATATACAAGGCGGAACAAAAAAGAGGAAGCACAATTCTACCAAAAGACCTTTCTAATGTTTCACAAGAAACGCTAAACCAGTCTTTAAACTCTATAGTGCAAATACCAACACCTAGACCCCTGACATTAGAAGGGTTTGAAAACTATGTAGCTGATCAAGAAGTTTGCCTTTCTGTAGATCAATATTTTAGTAACCAAGATGGCTTGTATGATGAATATATGGGTATCTGTTCACGTATACGAAAAGTTATAAGACAAGATCAGATCGAGGGAGGAATGGCAGGAGTTTACAACCCAAGCATTACACAGCGTCTTAATGGATTAACAGACAAAAAAGAAACAACATTAAAAGGATCAATAAACGTTCCTAATTTACCAGACATAGGAGATCGAAAATAAATTTAAATACACAAAGGCGTATTTCAAGATTAAAGACTTGATTATGAATAACCCAAATGAAAATGTGTTCATTGTAAAAGGGGGGCAAGGTGCGTCGAAAACTATTTCTATAATTGAATTAATTATACAATCTTTACTTAGTTCTGAAAAAGAAGCTTCAATACTTTCTTCAGAGTTATCAAAAATGAAACGCACAGTAATTCGAGACTATAAAAAAGTTGCTAAAGATTGGGGAGTGATGCGAGATGAAAAAGACTTCAATCGATCAGAAAGTAAGCATGAGTATTCTAACGGAAGTTATTTAGATTTTCTTGGAGCAGATGTCACAGATTTAGGAAAAGGCTTTAGACGTGATATTTTATATATAAACGAAGCAGATAGGATGGATATTGATACTGCTGTGCAATTCATTTCAAGAGCAAAACTTACTATCATTGATTACAACCCTGATTCTTTATTTTGGGGTGATGACTACATAAATAAAAATAACACATTAACATTAACCTACTTAGATAATGAATACTTAGATGAAAGCGAAAAAAGGTCTATACTTGATTACAAGGTGAAAGGTTTTTATAAATCAGATTTACCATTTAAATTATTATTTGATGAAAGCAATATTAAAAATTCATATTGGGCTAATAAGTGGCGAGTTTATGGATTAGGGCTTGTAGGTCAATTAGAAGGTGTTGTGTTTAGTAATTGGAAGATTGTAGACAATATACCAAACGACGCAAAAAAGATAGGTAGAGGCGGTGATTTTGGTTACACCAATGATCCGACAGCAATAACAGATATTTATAAATATAACAACGTTAGAATATTAGATGAATTATGCTATCGAAAAGCAATGAGTAATAAGCAAATAGCTAAAGTTATTCCTGATAAATTACCAAGTTACTTTGATAGTGCAGAGCCTAAAAGTATTGACGAAATAAAAACTTATGGAGTGCGAGCTATTGGAGCAGAAAAAGGAAAAGATAGCATTGTTTACGGAATAGGAATAATGCAAGAGCAGGAGTATTGGATAACAAGAAGGTCAAAAAATGTTATAAATGAATTTAAAAAATATACTTGGAAAGTAGATAAAAGAACAAATCAAACGCTAAATGTGCCTATAGATGAATATAATCATGCAATAGATGGTGTAAGATATCATGAAATGGAAACATTGAAGCCTAAAAAACGTAGAAGTGTAAGAATAAGGGTCTAATGAAAAACATAACAGTAAAACAATATTTAAAACTTAGAGACAAGTTAGATTACAACTTGTTATTAAGCGCTTTGAAACCTAAAGACAGTTTTCATTATGAATTTAGCTTAGACAAACTTAGCTACAATGATGTGAGACGCTTGGAAATGATGTTGACAAATGTAAATACAATGGAAGATGTAAAAAATATATTCATGTTAGCATACAAGTGTGAGGAGTCACATTTTTGGCAACTATCAATAGTAGATTTCTTTCATACTAAGGGGTTTATCGCTGATTTTTTTGTAAATTTAAAAAGAAAAGAAGTTCAATTATTTCAAAGCTTCGATAAGGATTCCTTAAAATGGAATGCCGCGGCTGGAGATACTTTAAAACCTTATGAGTCTATAGCGATAATAGATGCTTATTCAAAAGTATATGGCGGACATCCTGAAGTAAACGGGGAAATGAAATATAGTGTGATAATGTTTTATGCATCGTACAATGCGAAAATAAACATGATTCAAAAAGAAGTTAAAAAAATGCGTTAAAATGCTGATTTTGTAGAAAATAAGCGAATATTAAAATTAATATTCCGATATTTACATAGCCAAAATTCTACAATGACGAAAATATAATATATAAATGGCGAGAGATATAGTAGAAATATTTGAAGAGTATAGTGTTAGTAAGAATTATTTTTTTACTCACGGCACAAGGAATGTTTTAAACCTTTTACAAGTAAGAGATGCTATAGAACCAAATAAGATTTATTTATTATCCGAAGATGTTAAAAGAGAATCTGAAATAGGTGATATGGGATTATCAAGAAACGCGAAAATCTTCACAGGAAGATATTTAATTGCCTACCACGACGACAAATCAACTCATGTTTATAACGAGAATAATTCTGATGTCAATCAATCAAAATACAAAACTAAAATAAAACCTTTATTCGTAGAGTTTGATTCTTTGGAGAGTCAATTAATTTCGTGTGAGGGTTACGACATTTTAAGCCATAGTTTTGTTGAAGCTTATAATATATTCGATGGGAATTTAACAGGGCTTTTTTGCACTTATAAAATCAGAGCTTATGACAGAGGATAAATGTAAAGTAAATGAAGGGTGTATATTCTTTAAGCATAAAGGAAGAAGTGTAACAGGTAACTTATCAGATGATTTAAAAAACGGAAATTTAGTTATTGTTTACGGTGATGGAAGTATATTAAAAAGTGACGCTATAGGAAAAGAATATTTTAAAAATAATTTTGAATCAATTAATTTACCTAAAATAAATGACAAGTGAAGATAAAATAAAGCAGTTTACTGAAGTGAATGAAAAAGCAGAACAGTACGCAACCAACGAAGCAGGACATGTAAATCTAATTCAAAAAAGAGCTTTTTTGGAAGGCTTTAATTTTGCTGAAAAATATTTCAAAATAAAATATGAGTAAAAAGTGTAATATAACATACAAGGTTTTAGGAAGTAGTCAAAAAACTTTAAGATACAAAATAAAGGAAGCTGAAAAGAAAGAGGACTACGAAAAATGCGCAAGACTCCAACAGGAATTGCAGAGCGAAAAAATAAAAGATTTGTTGAGACAATGCAAACGTTAGTTAAAGAATTCGAATTATTAAAAACTGATCTCATTGCTGAGTATGACGCAAAAGGAATGCGTGCTAGTGGAAATTGGGCGAACTCTTTAGAAGTTGTACAAGAAAACCCTTTCAATGTTAAAATAATTGGACTTGATTATTCTCAACAATTAGAAAGCGGTAGAAGTTCAGGAACTATGCCGCCCGTAAGTGTAATTGAACAATGGATAAAAGATAAAAACATATTTGAACAAGCGAGTAATGAACTAGCAGTATCTGCTTTAGCGTGGGCAATAGCAAAAAAAATACAGCGCGAGGGATGGGATAGAGAAGGTTACGGCGGTGTTGATTTGATCAGCGATGTAGTAACACCGAAAAGAATACAAGATATAATTGATAAGGTAGGCGCAGAGTTAGCGGTAACTCATTCAGAGTTGTTTATAGAGAATATTAAAGAAAGTTTTGCGGTATGATAAAGTATGAATACAACCCAATGTTTCAAGCAATGAAATAAATAGAAGTTATGAGGGTTTCGTTAGATTTAGAAAGGAAATATTTTTATGAAGGAAACTATAAATTATTTGACAATGGCAAAGAAAAAATACAAGAAAAAGGATAGTGACAGTAAGAGCAAATCTAAAGCCACCAAGAAGAAAAAAGCATAATTATACATAGAGCCAAAGAAGAAGATAAAATGATAAGTGATGGCAATAACATTTACAACACCAATTCCAACAGATAGATTTATATTATCTGAAGAAAACAGAGTAGTTACTTTTTCTACTGATTCAGGAGTTCAGTCCGTTTATTGTGATATAAACATCGGTACAGAAGCAAGCTTGCGAGTATACCCTTTACCCGATGGAACTTTTTGGGTTAACTTAGTAGAGTTTCTTTCTCCTTTGTTAAGAAATTATGATGATAACATAGATCCTACAACAATAGACCCAACAGACATTGATACATTTGTATTCGATTGGAGTCGTGTTTTTTTAAATTCTAGTATCGACTTTACGTTACGACTTATAACAGATGTAGAGGAAACAGCATCTTTTACTCCTTATGTTCTACTAGGGTCAGAGCAAATAAAAGATTATAAAAAAGGTTTTACAGTATCAGGAAACTCTAGTTTTGTGTTGTCTCCATTAAAAAAAGATACTGCAAATACTTTTCATATGAGATATTGGGAAGGTTATCCATTCGATTTCTGTTTAAGTAGAAATATTCCAACCTTAACAAATCCTCAGCAGATAACAAACTTAACGAATGGCATTACTTCACCAGATATAGCTACACCTTATTCAGTAAATAGAATATTTATAAGTGATGGAGATACTAACACAACGATAGAAGACTATCTTCCTTTAGCTAGCGGATACAATAAACTAAGTTTAAACAATAATATATTCATTGAATTATGGAAACATGCTAGTGAGTGTGGAGTTTATTTTAAGTGGCTTAATGTTTTAGGTGGTGGGTGGAATTATTGGCTATTTAACAGTTATGAAAAAATTCAAAAAAACATAAGTAATAGAGGGGTTATTAATAATGACTTCTACAATATTGAAGACACAGTAAGTCAATTTAAATCTTTAGGTAAAACAGCGGTTGATACTTATACTGTTTTAGCGGACTTCATAACAAATGATGATGTAGATTTATTGAAAGGCATCTTAATTTCTCCAAAAGTTTATTTGTTCACAGGGACAAGGTTTTCAAGAAACACTTTTAACGATTGGATAGAAATACAGATTAACAATAGGCAGCAAATAATTAAAAACGCAAAAGAAAAAAACAATGAGTTTTTAATCGAATTTACTATGCCAGAGGATTATACTATAACATTATGAACATGATATATTTTATAACAGGTTGCTTAGTTGGATTTTTTGTAATAAATACTATTCAATGGAGTATTGCTACAAAAATAACCAGATTATTAAACAAGAAAAATTTAGAGGATAGTATAAAAGATGAAGTAAAAAAACATTCTGAAAATTGAGACTATTTATAAATAACATAGAATTAGATTTACCTATAAACTTCACGGTTGCAAGAACTAAGCAAGTTAATGATATCGGATCGTTAAACAACCGACAAGCAAACTTCACACAAAAAATAAAACTACCAAAAACTAAAAAAAACAAAACTGCCTTTGATAATTTAGGAGAAGGTGTAAGCGTATCTCGTTTACCATACGAAAGGAATGGAGCTTTTCTTTATAATGATACTGGACAATGTGAAATATTTAACGGTTGGGCAGTTATAACTAACACAGATAAGTACTATAATGTTGTTATTTATGATGGTTCTATTGATTTTTATAAAGCTATAGATAATAGAGTTTTAACAGAAGTAGGTGTAAGTGATCTTAACCATACTAAAAATACTGCTACAGTTTTAAGTAGTTGGAGTGATACTAGTCCGTATAGGTATATAGTAGCTGATTATAATGGAAAGATATTTTATAATGATGGAGTAAATGACGTTTTAAACATCGACTACTTAGTGCCGAGTGTAAAGGTAAAATGGTTATGGGATAAGGTTTTTAGTTTTTTTGGATTCACTTACTCAGGAAACACATTCCAAACAGAAGAGTTTACTAATTTATGGATGACCTTTCCAAAAGGTTTAAGCAACACAGAAATAGTACCAGAGTTGATTTACACAAACAACTCATTTACAGCAGTATCAGCCTATGCGGATGATACGCTGTATTTGGATCATACATCGCCAGCACCAACTGAAGGACAATTTGTTTACAATGATGTAGGTTTTCAAGTTGCTGAAAGTGCTACTTATGTTTTTACATTTTCAGGCACAATAGAATTAGCAGTTGAAGATAATTATGGAAATGTTATAGATGGAATAGCAACACAAGTTTATTTAGCAATTAACCCTGTTAATTTAACAACAGATGAACCTACTAATATAGTTTCACCAAACGGCGCTTATTCTTTACAAGAAGGGGATGTAGTAACATGGTATGCGGTCGCTAATCCAAGACAAAACAGAAATATTGTTAATGTTGAGTTTAATAGTTTAGATATTACTATTAATAAATTAGAAGGGAATGTAATTGATTTTGAAAACGCACTTATTGATTTTAAAATAAAAGACTTCTTCAATGAAATATTATGGCGCTTTAATTTGACACCATTCAAAAATAAGTATACAAATCAAATAGAGTTTTTAACTCTTACGGAGAGATTACAGAATACTGATTATTACGATTGGAGCGATCGTTTTGTAAATGAAGTTGATGAAACTTACATATATAAAAACTATGCGCAAGAAAACAATCTAAGATATAAGTATAATGACCAAGAAAGTGATTTTAATGACGGAATTATAAATATTAATAATGTAAACCTTAAAGACTCAGCTGATGTAATAAAGTCTAAAATATATTCCCCTAACTTAGAACTTAATACTATTTACAATGATTTTTATAACGTCTATCCTTTATGGCAAAAAGAAGCAAACGAGAACGCAAGTAGTATAGATGTTAAATATAAATCATTAGATAAAAGGTTTTATTTTTTAAGATCAGAAACAATTACACAATCAGGTTTTATAGGAAGTGAGTCTCTAAGTGAATCAGAAGTTTTAACAGCATACCCAAGAGAAAGATTTACAAGATTATCTTTTTCAGATATAGTGCAGGATTACTACGAACCAATGCAAGGTATTTTAAACGACACTAGAGTAAAAGACATAAATATCTATTTAGATAACAACCTAGTTCATAATATAGATTTTAAAAAGCTAATATTTATTAAGCAATTAGGAAATTATTACATGTTGAATATAATACCTAACTACATTAATAAAGGAGTTTATAAAGTCGGAGTGGTAAGAGTTAAATACAGTAGTATTGCTCAATCGCAAAACACTTTTATAACAATTACAAATTATAACACAGCAACAAATAAACTGAGTTTTGTGGTCAATGACTACAACTTGAATACAGTTATTTTACAAACTAGCGCAGATAGTGGCGTAACTTGGTCAAGTGGCTCGGTAACAACAGTAAGTCCTAAAACTTTAGGGTTAAATTCAGGTGATTTGGTAAGGTTTAAGCACAGCGCAGAGGATTTATATAGTAACACTTATGTAATATGATAATAGAGCAATTGACAAAACCACCGTTTATTCATTTTGGATTAATGAAACAAACACTAACAGTAAATGCTGGGGAAAATTTTAAGATATTTCAAAAGAACTTGTATTTAGATATAAGCCAAGTTAAGATAAATGATGTAGTAGCTAAGTATGAAAATAATTATACTATAAATACTCCAGGAGTATATAATTATGAAACTAAGATTGATAACTCTATAGCTTTAAAGGAGATAATAGGAAACACAATAACAGTAACAGTTGTATAATGGCGGCAGAGAGAATAGTTATAGCAGAACTAGATATTGATATAGGTACACTAATCAAAAACACTTCTGATGTAAAAAAAGATTTAGATAGTTTAGTAGAAGCTCAAAAAGAATTAAAAAAAGCTGGAGACACTTCAAGTAAGCAATTTGTTCAAAATGCAGCAGATATAAAAATATTATCAAAAGCGTACAACACTAACATTAAGGCGATAAATAAAAACACTCAAGCAGTAGCGGATTTGACAGCAAGAGAAGATTTATTAAATTCTGTTTTAGGTGAAGAGGTTGCAAGTATTGAAGAGGCTAGGGAACAAAATAAACTTTTAAATAAATTAAGAAACACAGCTACTACTACACTAGGTGAACAATCGGAAGAAGTAAAGAAGCTAAACGAACAGCTTAATAGAAACAATGAATTTATACAAGCAAATGCAGACAATTACTTAAAACAAAAAATAAACATTGGAAACTACAAAGAATCTATAAAAGAAGCTTTCGACGAAATAAATATTTTTAACGGAGGTATTAGCGGATTCATGGAAAGGTCAAGGCAAGCAGGCGGAGCTGGAAAACTATTTACAAGTTCTTTAAAAGCCATGACTAAAGGAATGTACGGAATGATTAAAGCCTCATTATCTTTTTTAGCCACACCAATTGGTGCAGTTATTGGAATTATTGGAGCAGCTTTTTTGTTGGTTAAAAATGCAATGGGAAGAAGCGAAGAAGCTACAAACAAAATAACTAGAGCTTTTAGTGGATTTACTGGAATGTTAAAAGGTGTTTTAAAAGCTTTAGAGCCTGTAGGGGAATTTCTAATAGACATTTTAGTTAAGTACTTGGAGTTTGTAGAATCTTACATCTATGCGGTAATAGATGCTTTTGCGGCTATATTAAAATTTGTGGGGTTTGATGATTTAGCAGCAAGTGTTAGTGGTTTTAGTGAGTCAATGCGAGAAGCCTCGAAAGACGCAAAAGCGTTAGCTGATGCTGAAGCAGCACTAGAAAAGGCGCAAAGAAAAGCAAGGCTAACACAGTTAGAATATCAAAAGGACGCTGAGAAATTAAGACAAATTAGAGATGATGAAACAAAATCATTTCAAGAGCGTATAAAAGCAAATGAAGATTTAGGATTAGTGCTTCAAAAGCAATTACAAGACGAATTAAAAATAGCTCAAACAGCCCTAGAAGTAGCAAATCTAAGAATAAAAGCAGAGGGAGCTACAAAAGATGCATTAGACGCTCAAGCTGATGCACTTACTGAAATAGCTGATATTGAAGAAAGAATAACAGGACAACAATCTGAACAATTAACTAATAGAGTTTCATTAGAAAAAGAAGCGGCAGAGAAAGCAAAAGAAATACGTGAGAAAGCTATTAATGATGGCATAAAAAAGTTAGAAGAAGAGCTTCAACTTTATATTGCTCAACAAGGAGTTAAAGCCAAGACACTTGAAGAACAATTAAGAATCGAACAAAATATAGCTGCTAAGGAACTAGAAATTGAAAAGAAAAAACTAGAAGGAAAAAAACAGTCTCAAATAGAGTACGAAACCGAAGTAATTAATATAAAAAATAGACTTCTTGAAAAAGAATTAGAGTTAGTTCAGCAAAATTTAGATAGAGAATTACAACTAGTAATCGATAATAATCAACAAAAAATTGAAAAAGAAACGTTTTTTACTGAAGAACTTCTAAGATTAGAAAATGAAAGGATTCAAAGAATAGAAGAAGCGCAAAGAAACGCAGCAGCAAAAAGGTTACAGGAGGGTATTATAAACGAGCAGCAATATCAAGATGAAATAACAAAGATACAATTAGAAACACAAGCTGCTAGAGATGAAGCGAACGCATTAAGAGAAGAAGCAATTAAAGAGCAAAAAGCTGTAGATATTGCTAATCAAAGAGAGTTAGATTTATTAAATTTTGAAACAGATTTTGAGCGTCAAAAATATGAGCTAGAAGAAAGAAGAAGGGCGGAAGTAGAAGCTGCTGAAAAAGTGAATGCAGATGTTTCTTTAATTGATGAAAGATACGCAAAGTTAAGACAACAATTAGAAGAAGATGTTTCGAAACAAAAACAAGCAGTAAACCAACAAGCAGTAGGAGATTTAGCAAGTGCATTAGGTGAAGAGTCTGCGCTTGGTAAAGCAGCTGCGTTAGCTCAAGCAGCTATAAACATTCAGCAAGGTATAACTAAAGCTATTGCTTTGGGAGGTTTTGCAGGAATCGCAAAAGGAGTTGCAGTAGCAGCAGCAGGAGCTAAATCCATAGGTAAAATTACAAGTGTAAAAACAAAGTTTGCTCAAGGAGGAATTCAAGAAGTTGGAGGAAGTAGGCACGGACAAGGAGGGACTAAGTTTTACGGAGAAGATGGAAGTGTGTTTGAAGCAGAGAAAGGTGAAGGAATAGGAGTGTTAAGTAGAAACTCTTTTAGTGGATTCAAGTCTCTCAATAAAGAATTAAACAACCCTGTCTCTTTTGCTGGGATTGGTCAAACTTCTAATGTTTCTCAATTTGTAAATAAAAACAACGGTTTGTCAGCAGAGGATGTGCGATCTATTGTAAATAATATGCCGCCAATTTACACAGCTGTAACAGATATAAACAAAGGACAGGCAGACTATGCACAGGTGGTTGATGGAGCAAATTTAGGATAGTATGATTAGTGATATTTTAAGCGGATGGGAAAATTTTTTAAATAAATCCGAAGTAACAGAAAAAATAGCAAAACAAAGAGCAAAAATTTGCTCAACATGTGAACATAATAAAAAAGGAATGTTGTTAGCTTTTATAAAAGATAAACTAACAGAAATACAAGGCAGGTATTGTAATGATTGTAGTGGTTGCCCATTATCAGCGAAGGTAAGAACGAAGAAAGATATATGTGAGAAATGGCAAAAAGATATGAAATAATACAAAGTTTAGGAAGAAATCTACTTACACTTATACAGATTGGTGTTATTCCTATAACAATATTAGATAAAAAAACTATCTATGAAGACTATTTAGTTTATTTAAAGGATAACGATCCAGCAGAATCAAAAAAAATAATATCAGCTATACACGATATTAGATTGCGTGAAGCGCAGAGAATAGTCGCTTTTATGGAAGAAAACACAGGCGTCAAAAAAATGACGTAGAAATAATTCTACATCGCATACTTTTGAGTATGCAAGCAAATTTATACATCAATGACGTTATAGGCTCTACTTATGACTATAACGGAAATCTTACAGAGAAAGGCTTTGAATTGCTTGATCTAATTCAGCAAGTACAAAAGTATCCAGAAGCAGAAAGTTACAATCTTTTTATATGTACTCCAGGCGGAAGTGTAGAAGTAGGTTTTCAAATATATGATTACTTAAAATCATTAGGAAAACCTGTTCATACTATTGGTCATTCAATGGTAGCTTCTATAGGTACTGTTGTATTCATGGCAGGAGAAAAAAGAACCTTAAACAAAGGTACAGACTTTTTTATTCACTTACCTAGTGGCGGCGTACATGGTACTTCGGAAGACATAAACGATTACGCTTCTATGATTTCTGAGATTCAAACAAAGATTTTAAAATTCTACAAAGAACATACAGGACTACAGGAGGAAGGGCTTTTGCCTTTGCTTAGAAACGAAACTACACTAACGGTAGAACAAGCTTACGATTTAGGATTTGCAAACACTCAGCCAAAACAGGTTGAGCCAGTTGCATTTTATAAAAAATCAAGCACAAATATTAACACAAATAAAACTATGAGTACAAAAGATGATGAAGTAACAGTAAAAAAAGACTGGTTGGAAACTCAGTTTGAAGCTATTACAAAGCTATTTACAACAAAGCCAAAAAATGTAACAGAAACTACTGCTGATGGGGAAACAATGATTGATTTTCCAAATGTAGAAGAAGGGCAGCCAATAGCAGTAGGAGAAGAAGCTACTATTGATGGTTTACCAGCTGAAGGAGAATATGTAATGCCAAGCGGAATGACGTTTGTTTTTTCTGGTGGAATTTTAGAGGCTATCAACGAACCAGAAGTTGAAGAAGAGGGGATGACAGAAGATGAGATGAATAAAATTATCTCTGATTTAAAAGAGCAAATTTCTAAGTCAAATGAAGAAAAAGAATCCGCTTTAGCAAACTCAAGCACTCTACAAGCAGAAAACGAACAGCTGAAAAAAGATGTTAAAAACATAAAAACTCAGTTTGAAACTTTCAAAACAGAACTCGAAACAAAGTTTGATTTTAAAGCAGTAGTAAATATTAAAGAAGAAGAAGTAAAGGAGAATGAAAGTCAAGCAAAAAAGGCTTATAAAAACTTAATAAATAAAAGAAAAAAATAAATAGATATGGGAAGCGCGATTAATAACGGAGCATTTACATTTAATCAAACAGAGATTGATGATTGGTCATTGGTTATCAATGAACTTACTTTTGGTGATCCAGAAATAAATAGAATACACGATATTCAGCAAGGTATTAAGCATAATGAGCAGATTGTTTTTGCTGGATTATTTGGCTTAATGGGTAAAAAGGTTAAAGCTAACTGTGTTAAAAATGAAATTGAAGGAGTAACACTAACTGAAAAGTCATGGACTCCAGTTTTTGAAGATTTCAGGCTAAAGCATTGTTCCTCAGATGTGAACGCACAGGATAAATTAGTTAATCAAATGGCTAGAATGAATCCAGACTATTATAATGTGGTAGAAGGTTCAAATTCAGTAGTCGGTAACTTTTTGGTTGGAAAGATCATTGAGCAATTTAACCCTACACTTTTAAGAAAAGCATGGTTCTCTGACATAGCAGCAGACACTATCGCAAATGGAGGAAAATTAACAAACGGAACAGATAAAGAATACTTCAACACTTTTGATGGAATATTTAAGCAAATGTTTACAGAAATCCCAAATACAGATCCTTTATATGTAAATATTCCTAAAAACGGTGGAGCAGATTATGCTGGACAAGAATTAGCTGCGGATGAATCTATAGCTATTTTAAAAGCAATGTATAATAAAGCAGATAGCCGTTTATTAGAACAACCTGATAAAAAGTTTTATGTAACTAGAACTCTTTGGGATGGTTATTTAAATGACTTGGAAAGCACTCAAAATCAAGGAGCTGGAAACACGCTTATTAATGAGAACGGTAAAGAGACTTTAACATATAGAGGCGTTGAAGTAGTTAAAATGCAAATTTGGGACAGGATCATTACGCAATACGAAGACAACGGCACAACATATAATTTACCTCATAGAGCAGTATTGTCAACTCCTTTAAACTTGCCTATCGGTACTTTATCAGATGGGGATTGGGGAACTATTGACGCTTTCTATGATAAGGTTACTTCTCAAAATTATGTAGATGGCGTTTATAGTATTGATGCGAAATTCATGCAAAAATACTTAGCCGTGTTTGCATATTAATAACTAAATAAAAAGATACAGATATGATATGTGATGGTGGATTAATTAACGCAGATATGTTGTACGACTGTCTTAATGCTCCTATTGGAGGTATTGAGACGAATGTACTTCTATTTAATATAGATGATATTGACTATACAGCAATAACTAGGGACGCTTCTAACGAAGATATCGTAACAAACTTTGCTTTAAAAACTGGCAAAACAGGTTATTTACTGCAAGGAGTAAAACAAGTAAATAACGGAGCTTCTGAATTAGTTAAAAAAGAATTCTCTAGCGATAAAAGAAAGCATTCTTTTAACGGGGTGGCTTTCAATGTTAGTGCAGCTGTAAAAAACCAAATGAACCGAATGGCAAAAGGCGGAAAATTTGCTGTTATGGTAGAAAGAAAATGGAAGGGACTTAACAACACAGAAGCTTTCTTAATTTATGGTTTAGATTCTGGTTTAGAATTAGAAACAGAAGTACATAACACTAACGAAAACGATGGTGTGTTGCAATTTACTTTAGCTAGTGCAGATGGATACGAAGAAAGATATTTACCAAGCACAGTATTGGAAACAGATTACGCAACAACTAAAACAGCATTCGATGCAAAATTCGCAGCTTAATTGGTTGGAACTAAATACAATTGACATCGTTAGCAAAGTAACAGCTGACGGTGTTAAGTATTTAGAATTATTTCTACAAGATTACAGTAAACTATTTAATAAAAAAGTAGTTCCAAGTTGTAATAATTGTATCAATGAATATTTAAAAGAATACAAAGAAAATTTTAAGGTTATGTCAAACGATTGCAAATATAAATTACACAAAAAAAGAGAAGGAATACAATTAGAATTCGGTAGTAATGTACATGTAACCAATGTAAATATTACAGATGAATATGCAGAAAAATTGATTGAACGATTTACGCCTTTTCATAAAGAAGGAACGTTAGATTTTCTTTTTGATAAATACCCCAAAAATACTACAAATTCCACTCAAAAAAACACAAGACAAAGACGTAATAGAAAGAAATCTACAGAAACTAAAGGATAGATGAAAAATAAAATGCAAACATATTTGTTTGACATTGCAAAGCGTTTGATCAAGTGGGATAAAAAATTAGAAATCTACAAAAACGGTTCAGACAATGCATATATAGAAAGAACTGATAGGTTAGTTAATAACTCGGTTACAGCTAAAATGTCAGTTGGTCTGATGGTTCAGTATTTACTAGGAAAGGGCTTTGGAGAGAATGACGACTTTATAATTAATACAGAAACAGGTCAAACATTAATTGAGTTTGCGGAAGAACTTTGTGATTCTATAGTGCTAAATAGAGGTGCTGCAATACATTTTAACTACAAAATTCAACCTAACGAAAAAGGGAATACTATTTACAAACCTGTTAACCCTTCGGTAGTTCCTTTTAATACAGCGAGACTAGGAAAAAAAGACAGCAGGAAATACAATGGAAAAATACTACTGTACGACAATTGGAGCGATGAAAAAATAAAAATAGAGCATGTTTCTGTATACGATGTTTTTAACGATAATAACGCAGTTGTTGAATCTCAGATAAAACAAGCAAAAGGAATACAGAAATACAAAGGGCAAATACTTTATATCAATTATGATAAAAAATACTATTACCCTCTTTCAAGAATAGACTCTGTAATGAATGACTGCGATAGTGAAGCACAGGCGTCAGTCTATAAAAATCAATTGTTAAGAAATGGTTTTTTTGGGAAAACTATAGTTATTACTAGACCTCTTATAGATTCAGATATTGATGAATACATTCCTGATGAAAAAGGAGATTTAATTCCTAACTCTGAATATAGAGAAGCTTTTACTGAAGCTGAAGAAACTAAAAAGACAATAGAAAGTTTTTTAGGAGCTGAAGAAGCTGGTGGAGCTATGCTTATGCAAATGGATAATGATGGAGATAAATTCGAAGACTCAATTTTAATAAAACAAATAGAGAGTAAAATAGATGATAAAATGTTTGAATTTACAGAAAATAGTGTGTCAAAAAATATACTAATGGCTTTCTGTAATATACCTGTGTCATTAGTTAAATCTCCAGATAGCGCATTACTTGGAAATAGTGGTGAAGCAATGAAAGAAGCAAAAAGAACTTATTGGGAAAACACAGAAAAAGAGCGCAGCAAGTTTTTAAAGATAATAAGATTTGTCTTGTCAACACTAGGTAGAAAAGATGAAGTAAACATAACACCGTTACTTACGGAAATAACAACAGACTATGCTAGCAACAACACTACTAATAAATCGGCAACAACTACAGCAACATAAACAATTTTCTAATAGCAACTATAACGAAAAGTTAGAGCAAATAATTTTAGAGACGCAGTTTAATCAGTTAAGACCCTTATTAGGGGAAAGATTCTACAATGATATTTTAATAAAAGTATCAGGAGAAAGCAACAAGTATGACGATTTGCTTAACGGAGGTGAATATACTTACGAAGGAACAACATTCATAAACTATGGTTTAAGGGCTGTATTATCTAATTAC